AAGAACAAGAAAAGTTGAATGTGGCTATGAAGAGCGGCGATCTCGGCAATGTGAATGTAGCTTATAAAAAATTAATCCGGCAAATAGAAGAAGTCGAGATTGGCATTCGTGACAATATACAGGAGCAAGAACTGTTTAATCGCGCTGTTCAGCAAACAAAGACAGAGACCAGTCAAATTCTCTCGACGATTAAACAAATAGCTGCGGCATATTTGTCTTTACGGGGAGTACAAACAGCATTAAGTGAAGCAGATACGTTTATCTCTACTCAAGCGCGCTTGAACCTAATTGTTGACGATGGTCAGACGATAGATCAACTTCAGAACAATATTTTCGCAGCAGCCCAACGAGCACGAGGTGACTTTGTGGCCATGGCAAGCAGCGTAAGCAAGCTTGGTTTGCTTGCTGGTGATGCTTTTTCAAACACAGATGAAATTGTCGCTTTTACAGAAACTATGCAAAAAGCTTTCAAAGTTAGCGGCGCATCCATCATGGAGCAACAGGCCGGGATGTATCAGCTCACGCAGGCCATGGCGGCTGGCAAGCTGCAGGGAGACGAATTCCGATCCATCATGGAAAACGCGCCCATGCTGGCCGATGCAATCGCCAAATTCACCGGGAAATCTAAAGGTGAGCTGAAGGAAATGTCAGCCAAAGGAGAGATTACGGCGGACATTATCAAAGCGGCTTTGTTTATGGCAGCCGATGACATCAACAAAAAGTTCGAAACTATGCCGAAAACGTTTGGCGATTTGCTTCAACAGTTGAAAAACGAAGCCTTCCGGGCATTCCAACCAGTCTTTCAACGGTGGAATCAATGGCTGAATTCGGCACAAGGTGCAGCTGTCATGCAGAAATTGACGCAGGCACTGTATGTTGCAGCACAGGCGGCGGACGTCTTGCTCGGGACGCTGATTTGGATCACTAACACCATCCAATCCAATTGGTCGATCATCGAACCGATTCTGGTAACGATCGGCTCGGCGCTGTTGCCGATTCTAATTCGGCAAACTTGGATGTGGGTACAAGCGCTTTGGGCGACTGTTCGTCCGATTTTGGCTCAAGCTGCGGCTTGGGTGGCGGCCAATTGGCCAATTCTGCTAATTGGCGCAGCGATCGGATTTTTGATTTACGCGCTGTATCGTTGGGGCGACGTGGTTGCTGAAGTTCTTGGATTTGTCGGCGGGATCTTCGGGGTATTATTTGGATTCCTCTACAACGGATTTGCTTATTTTGCCAACATCGTGCTGTCTGTTGCAGAGTTCTTTATCAACGTATGGAAAGACCCTGTTTATGCCGTGAAAAAACTTTTCTATGACCTCGTCATTAACGCCCTGCAATGGTTGGAGAATTTGGCCAAAGGGATTGAGAACATTATTAACAAAATTCCGGGTTTGGAAGTGAATATTACAGATGGGTTAAGTAACCTTTTGAATCGTCTTGAAGATGCCCGTGATAATCTTAAAAGCGAAGAAGATGTTGTGAAGTTAATGCGCTTTGAACAAAAGGATTACAGTGAAGCGTTTAAATTTGGGCAAAAAATTGGCCGATCTGTTGGACGTTTCGCGGCGGATGGTGTGCAGAAAGCCTTTGGTGCAGTCAGCGGTATGTTCGATATTCCTAAGCTTGATAGTGCTTTTGGAATGCCGGAGCTGGGGAACATCAACAAAGTCAACGAAGTCGGCAAAATCCGTGATACCGTGGACATCAGCAGCGAGGATTTAAAGATAATGCGGGAGTTGGCGGAGGTGCAAGCGATTCAAAATTTTGTAACACTGCAGCCGTCGGTGAATTTGACGCACACCGGAAACATCATGAATGGTTACGACATTGAAACAATCAAAGAAAGGATAACTGCATCACTGATGGAAGATATTGCAGCATCGGCAAAACAAGTGCTTAATGCATAAGGGCCGTCTTATTCGGCCCTATCTTGTTTCTCAGCAGAAACTTCCTTATGGTATTCACTAATTACCATTGTTGCAATCCTCGATGCAACCATAGCAATCGAATTAATCAGTTTTTGTTCTGTAGAATCGACAGGAAATACGGGAGATTCCTTAAATTTTTCGAGCACTCTTTTTTCTATGCTTACGAAATCAATTGACTTCACAATTAACACCACCTTTCCAAAATACATTTTATCATAATTGGCGGTGAAAAAAATGGCAAATTACGGCATTTGGCTCAGCTGGAACAACCAGGAAGAAGGCTTTGAGCTTCCTATCCTTCCCCGCGAAATCGGCCCATCCATCCGTGGTGATGGAACCGAGCATGATGTTTCCAAGCTAGGGAAAATCAACGTGATCAAGGACCGGGGATTGGCCGGATACACAATCGAAAGTATATTTCCTGCACAGTGGTATCCGTTTATTACTGCGGAAATTGTATTGCGGCCTATGGATTATGTGAACTATATCATGAAATGGTGGGAATCCAAACGACCAATCAGATTTGTTTACGTGGGCGGTAACGCCTATATCGATGCAGAGGGGCGTACAATTTCTGAAATCAACATTGCCGCCAGCATTGAAAACTTTGAATGGAAAGAGGTTGCAGGAAGTCCTGGCGATATTTCGTACTCGCTTCAACTCAAAGAATATCGGTTCTACGCTGCTCAACGAGTTCCGGTGACACAACAAACTGGCGGAACGACAACGATTCAAAAAACGAAACCGAAACGTCCGGACGAGCGCGTGCCGCCGAAAACGTACACACTGGTGGCGGGCGACAACCTCTGGAAGGTGGCGCAGAAGGTTCTTGGTGACGGCAACCGGTGGCGCGAGATTCAGCGGTTGAACGGGATCAGCGACGCGCAGCTCAAATCCCTGCCGGTGGGGATGGTGCTGAAACTGCCTGAAAGCGGCGGTGGTATGATTGCTTGAAATCTTGATTGATAACAAAAACAGCCGCGTCTGGGATGTGTCCGAGATCACGAAGGATCTGACATGGACGACCTCGCGTGTCGGCCGGCCGGCGAGCGTGGATTTCACACTAATCGGAAGCGGCGTCTACCAGGACCGGGCATTTACGGTCCAGAACGGCGACATCGTTCGGGTGCGGAAGGATGACGTCAACGTGTTTTATGGCTACGTGTTCGCCGTCAAACAGAACCAGGATGCCGAAATCAACGTCAAGGCGTATGACCAGGTACGGTACCTGCTCAACAAAGATACCTACGTGTTCAAAGGCGCCACTACCGGGGACGTCATCCGGAGGATTGCTGCGGATTTCAATCTGAAGGTTGGCCGTATCGATGACACCGGATACCGGATCCCGTCTATGGTCGAGGACGGCCAGACGCTTCTCGACATCATCGAAAAAGCCAATACGCTCACCATGACCGCCACGGGGCGGTTTTTCGTTTTCTTCGATGACTTCGGCGCTCTTTCCCTCCGGGACGTGACCGGCTTCCAGACCGGGTTTTACGTCGGCGACAGCAGCCTGATGACTGGGTTTGAATATGGCCGCGACATCGATTCGGACACTTACAATCGGATCAAATTGTACCGGGACAACGAGGACACCGGTAAGCGTGAGGTATACATGATTCAGGACAGCGCAAACATCGCCCGGTGGGGTGTGCTGCAGCTGTACGAGAGTGTGGACGAGGAGAAGAACGCGGCGCAGATCGATGAGATGCTGCAGCAGCTTGCGCGGTTGAAAAACAGGGAGCAGCGCACGTTGAAACTCGACGCCGTCGGCGACATTCGGGTCCGTGCCGGAATGTATTTGCCGATCGTCATCGAATCGCTAGGGATTAACCAGCCGATGATGGTGGATGAGGTGAGGCATCGTTTTGATGGCGCTGACCACACGATGAGTCTGACATTGAAGGTGATCTAAATGCTGGAAGCGATCAAAAAAGCCGCGATGGATGCGGTCGTGGCCAGCAATCTGGTGGCGGTGATGTTCGGGACCGTCACGAAGACCAATCCACTTGAGGTGAACGTCGATCAACGTTTCACGCTCGATGCGGATTTTTTAGTGCAAACAGCCGCGACAGCTGAACTGAAAGTGACGATCGGCGGCACCGAGTACATCATCCGTCCTGGGTTGCAGGTCGGTGACCGGGTCGTTCTTCTCAGGGTCCAGGGTGGTCAGAAATATCTCATTTTGGACAAGGTGGTGAGCGGATGATCCCAGCAGGCGGAAGTATCGACTCGCAGAACATTGATACCGTCGAACTGCCGTCCCGGACATGGCGGCTGGATTTCGAGCGCGGTCGGGTCACAGGGATGATCGAAGGGCTGGAAGCGGTCCGGCAGGCGGTGTTCAAAATCCTTCAGACCGAACGATTCCGGTATCTGATCTATGACGCGGACTACGGCGTGGAGCTCGCTAGCCTGGTCGGCCGGGATCCCGTGTTCGTTCAGTCCGAGCTGCGCCGCCGGATCGCCGAGGCGCTGACGCAGGACGACCGGATCGACAGTGTCACGGA